CTTGAAAAGGCTATCTCAACTGCGGCTAAATTTACACTGTTCGAATTGAACGATGAGTTCACTAGAGCGCAATTTGTTTCGATGGTTGAGCCTTTCTTAAGAACAGTTCAAGGTCGTAGAGGCATTACAGACTTTAGAGTTGTTTGTGATGAGACCAATAACACACCAGAAATTATCGACAGAAATGAGTTTGTTGGTGATATCTACATCAAACCAGCAAGATCCATCAATTTCATCAGACTTAACTTTGTTGCGGTGAGAACCGGAGTAGCGTTTGAAGAAATTGCAGGTAAATTCGGAGGATAAAGTAAATGGCTTTTAATATTAACTCGTTTAGAGAAGAATTAGAGTTTGGTGGGGCAAGAGCCTCACTATTCTCCATCGAACTTCAAAATCCTGTAGATCAAAGAGGTGATGACAAAATTCGTTTTATGGCTAGAGCTACAGCTATTCCAACATCTTCCATCGGTTTTTCTGAAGTCCCTTACTTCGGTAGAACCATTAAAGTTGCTGGTCAAAGACGATATGATGATTGGTTGATTACAGTTATCAACGATGAAGACTTTGCAGTTAGACATGCACTTGAAGCTTGGCACAACTCTTTGAATTCTCATGAGCCGAACCTAAGAGACGGTACTTATGACCGTCCAGAGGCTTATAAAAGAGATGGTTCTGTGATTCAGTATTCTAAATCTGGTGACATTTTGAGAAAGTACAAGTTTGTTGGTTGTTTTCCATCTGACATTACTGCAATTGGTCTTGATTGGGCGCAATCTGATGTTATTGAAGAGTTTCAAGTAAACTTTAAGTATGACTACTGGTTGTTAGACGAAGCAAGAAGTGTTAGAACTACAACCAATGGTCCAGAGCAAGTTGGAGCTTTGGTGGCTGAAGGTAGAGCGCTTTAAAATAAGGTATAGTTAATGGAAATTTTTGGTTTTAATATTAGTCGAGTTCAAAAAGAACAAGAAGAGACTAAAACAGTACGTACATTTACTCAGCCGGAATTTGACGATGGTTCTATCAGCGTCAGTACTGGTGGGTTCTATGGATCTTACGTTGACCTTGATGGTTCAGTAAGAAATGATGTTGAATTAATCAATAGATATAGAGACATGGCAATGCAGCCTGAAGTAGAGGTTGCTATTGATGACATTATTAATGAAGTGATTAATCCAGATGAAGCTGGTGACACACTAAAAGTTTCCCTTGACAAGGTTGGAGTGGGAACTCCTCTTAAAAATCTGATTTACACGGAGTTTGAGAAGGTTGTTGATCTTCTTGAATTCCGTGAAAAATCTTATGAGATGTTTAGAAAATGGTATGTGGATGGAAGACTCTACTACCATGTCGTTATTGATGAAAAAGATCCTTCTTTAGGAATTCAAGAACTTAGATATGTTGATCCGAGAAAGATCAAAAAAGTTGTTGAATTTGAAGAAGTGAAAGACCCAAAAACTAAGGCATCTGAAAAGAAAATCAAAAACGAATACTTCATGTATAACAATGATGGTTTTCTTGGTTCTAATGTTTCAGCAATGCCTCAGACTGCAGCTACAATTAAGATTGCAAAAGACTCTATCATTTACTGTGATTCAGGAATCAATGATAGAGCAAATAAAATGGTTCTCTCTCATCTACACAAAGCAATTAAGCCTGTAAATCAGCTTAGAGCTTTGGAAGATGCTGCAGTCATTTACAGACTTGCAAGAGCGCCAGAAAGAAGAATTTTCTATATCGACGTAGGTAACTTGCCGAAGATGAAGGCAGAGCAATACCTCCGTGATATGATGATGAAACACAAGAACAAATTAGTATATGACGCAAGTTCTGGCGAGATTAAAGATGATCGTAAGTTTATGACCATGCTGGAAGACTACTGGCTTCCTAGAAGAGAAGGTGGTCGAGGAACTGAAATCGGTACACTTCCCGGTGGCAACAACTTAGGTCAGATGGAAGACATTCTTTACTTCCAAAAGAAACTCTACAGAGCTTTGAACGTACCAACTTCCAGAATGGAAGCTGAAGTATCTTACACGCTTGGTAGAGCTTCTGAAATTAATAGAGACGAAGTTAAATTTCACAAGTTTGTGAAACGTCTGAGAGTAAAGTTCAACGAGTTTATCTACACCTGTCTGAAAACACAGCTTGTTCTCAAAGGTATCATGAACACCACTGAGTTTAACTCGATCAAAAAAGATATCTTGATTAGATATAATGAAAATAATTTCTACACAGAGTTAAAAGAAAACGAAATCTTTAGAGAAAGACTTATGACTCTGAGAGAAGCTGAACAGTATAATGGTAAATACTTTTCTACAGATTACATTAAGAAAAATATTTTGAGACAGACAAATGCTGATGTTCAAAAAATTGCTATGGAAAATATGCAAGAATTTCAGATGCAACAACAAAACTCTTCTAAAGAAGAAGAATAAATAAAGGAAACTAAGGAGAACCCTGATGAGCAATGCAAAAAACATTATTCACTACATTGCTGAAGATAATTTAGATGGTGCTTTGACAGCCTTTAAAGGTGCAATGTCTGAAAAGCTTGTAGAAAGTATTGACACCAGAACTAATGAAATTCAGCAAGAGATTGCAGAACAATACCCTGATATCTTTGATTCTGAAGCAGACAAAGATTTCGTAGCTATGCATACCGGAGACGTTGTTGATCCAGAAGGTACGGCTGAAGATCCTGCTGCTGAAATTGAGCCAGAAGAAGGCCACAGAGAAGCTGACTATGATGGTTCTGAAGATCAGGCCGTAAATGAAGATTACGATATCGAGGTTTAAAAATGGATCTACAAGAGAAAAAGAAGCTTTTGCTCGGAAAGGGCATGAAAACTGAGGATAAGTCTGAATTTACGTATGCTGCTGCAGAAGCAGCACTTGCTGATAAAAAGACATTCAAGTTTCAGGGAAAAACTTATCCTGTAAAAATGAGTAAAGATCAGGCTAAAGAAATTGTAAACGAATCGATTGTTGAAGAGTACTTAGATGAATCTAACGATCAATTAACTTCTTCTATCGAAAATTCTGATTTTTTTAAAGAGGGTACTATTTTTACGCCAAGACGTACAGGTGGTTATGAATTGGACAAAAGATATGAGTACCTAAACGTAAGAGGATGGGGCAACAATATAGGCGCTTTTGCTCACCCAAAGTATGAGACTAGATGGGGAGTGCCAAAAGGCACTCCTCTTTTTGCAGCAAAAGAAATGAAGAATGCTTTCAACAATATCTTGAGGGGTGATCCATCTAAAAGTAGATGGATTATTGAAGCCACTAAAACACCGAACAAGCCGAAAGACGGAAAGACTTATGCCCCTGAATTAGTTTCGGGCAATGGTGTTATTTTCAAATTAGATTCTGGTGATTTTTTTGAAGAGTCAAAAAAGCTTGCTGCTTCTCTTTTAGCAAATGGATTCAGAAAAATTAATTTTCTTGGTCAGTCTTTTGTTGTTGCGGGTTACACAGGCTCTGCAGGTCGTTATCATTTTGGATCTGACAAAAATGTTTCAAATAATAACAGACCTGCTCATCCTGTTTACGCTTTACATAAAGAAAACATTAATGGCAAGACTGCATTATTTCATGCTGATTCTTACACAGATCTTCAAGTAGCTCCCAATCAGGGAAGAGATTTCCCCTCTGAGTCTTCCAAGATCAACTTGTCTGGTCTTTCCGGTAAACTTTTAACTAAAATTCCTTACGGGAACGATTATTTCAAATACGAGATTTTTGGTGATAAAAATCCTTCGGCATTAGTTTCTAGCAATTTAACCAGTCTTTTTGGCGCAGCCAACAGTCATGAAGCGTCAAAGACAAGTTCTTATTCTCCGGGAATGGTTGAACTTTTCACGTATTATGGAATCATTAAAAAGGCAGATACTAAACCAACAAATACTCCTACGGCACCAAGAGGTGAAGATATTGGAGGCTTCAACCCTAATGTCACAGGTGACGATCCTTTGACATCAACAGTCAATGATAATAAACCTGATCCAATTGACGTTGAAAAGAATCTTCAAGATTGGAATAAAAATACCACATCCTTTATTAATAATTTTAATAATTTAAAATGGATGACTACTCAGTTGAAAGGAATTCTCGAAACAAGCGTTGCTGCTATTGCTTCAATTCCTCTTGTAGGTAGATATGTCGTAAATCCATATGCTATTCCAGTTGCCATCCTTCTTGCTGTAGGCATTGGTGGAGCATTTCAGTTCAGAAAATATCTTTCTAGAAGGTCTCACAGAAAGGCAAGAGAAGTTGCTAGAGATAGAAAGCTCGTTCAGGAACTTGGTTTTGCAACAAAAGACTTAAAAGCAAGTATGACCGAAAAAGAACAAGAAGATTTTATTAAGTCACTTGAAGATTCTGAAAGAAAAGATCCAAAAACAAGAAGGCTATACGACTTATGAAATTAATTACGGAATTAAACGAAGAAGTAAACTTTCTTAAAGAAAATAAGTCTGGTAAGCCAGAATACTTTATTCAGGGTATTTTTATTCAAGGTGAGAAGAAAAATAAGAACGGTAGAGTATACCCTATCGAGATCCTTGAAAAGGAAGTGGCAAAATATTGTGAAACTCTTGTTGAAAAGAACAGAGCTTTTGGTGAGTTAGGGCATCCCGAAGGACCAACAATCAACTTGGATAAAGTATCTCATATGATTGTTGAGATTAAACAGGACGGTCCAAACTTTATCGGTAAGGCAAAGATTATGGATACGCCAAACGGTAAGATCGTCAAGACTCTTATCGATGAAGGTGCAACACTTGGCGTTTCGACAAGAGGAATGGGTTCTTTGAAATCCAGAGGTGAGTTTCAGGAAGTTCAGAGTGACTTCTCTCTTGCTACTGCAGCAGACATTGTAGCAGATCCATCTGCTCCTGATGCTTTTGTAAATGGTATTATGGAAGGTGTTGAGTGGATTTGGGACAATGGAATCTTAAAAGCTTCTACAGTTGAAAGATATCAAGATATCGTTGAAGAGAAAACTAGATCAAATAGTTTGACACCAGAAGCTAAACTATCGTTATTTGAGGATTTTCTCAAAAACTTATCTAAATAAATAATACTCAGTTAAGGGAGTTTTTAAAAATGGCACGTAGAAAAAAGATTGTCGAATCGACAAACATTCAGCCTGTAGAGGAGCCAACACCAGAGTTGTCTTCTTCTCAAGTTGTTGCTGAACCTAAGCCTTCGGCTAATCCTGCTGATAATCCAGCACCGGGTGAGCCAATGCCTAGATCAGAACTAAACGCTGCTGTGATCAATGCTGTTCTTACAGCAGATGACGCAAAGGCAAATCAGATCTTGGCTGCTGTTGCTGAACCTGCTCCAGAGCAGTCTGAAGCAAAGCCCGAAGACAAAGTTGATGAAGTTCCAGACGAAGCTGCTGTAGTAAACCAGTCCACAATTATGGCTAAAGAAGCTGTAGGTGCAATTTTTGCTGGTGAAGGTCTTTCCGAAGAACTTATGAACAGAGCCGCAGCAATCTTTGAAGCAACTATTGCTCAGAAGATGGAAGAAGTAGAGCAAGAAATTATTGCTGAACTTTCCGAAGACTATGATCTTCAGTTCAATTCTGAAGTAGAAGCTTTGGCTGAATCTGTTGAAGGCTTTATCACAGATGCCGTACAAGATTACATGGTTGAAAATAAACTTGTTCTTGATAACGGAATCAAAGGTGATCTTTACGAAAGTATGATTACTGATATTTCCAAAGTCATCAAGTCTTACAATATTGCAATTGATGATTCTCAAGTAGAAGTCGTTCAGGAAGCTTACACTGAAGTTGAAGAACTTAAGGACAAGCTGAATGAGCAAATTAAAAAGAACATGAACCAGAGAACTCATATCAATGAGCTTG